CGGATGGCAATTTAATGTTCATGCGTTAATCCTCTTGATAGTCGGGGCTAGTAGGCCCACTGAAATTGACTCTTCTTCGGTTGTATATACCGGATGGTTGCGGCGCGATATGGAAGGTGCAAGTAGACCGACGCGGATAGCTTCTGGCTCCGCATTGTCGTATTCAAGATAACGAGCGACAGTTGTTCGAGAAATAGCGGGAGGCAGTAACCCAACACTAATAGACTCAGGCTCCCCGTTGTCATACTCAAGATACCGAACGGCAGTTCTTCGAGAAATAACAGGAGGTAGTAACCCAACCCCCACCGAGTCAACCGGCCAGTTGTTCCACTGCGCTGATGGTTCAACCAATCCCGGCGCAACCCCATCACTAAACTCAATCGGATACAGTCGCGACGTCAGGATAACCTGATCCGGCCCCATGTCATCCTCGATGTACACGCGGGGGTCCATATTAACCGCTTCGAACTCAACGCGGTTGTCGCCTGTCGGTCGCACGGATACTATCAGCGCCTCGTGGACAACCCGGGTCCGACTGCCAATATACACCACAGTCGGGTGGTTCGGGTCATTCGTCACGGTCACGTCAGGCGGCATGGCGGCAAGGGTCACCGTGCGCCCGTTGATCGTCGCGGGGATCGGCGGGCTGGCAGTGCCGTCTGGTCTGCGGATCATCACAACAGGATCCCCGTTTACGGGCCGCACTGTTTCGGACAGGGTCAGCGTCAAACCGTCGTGGTCGATCACGAACGCCGACTGGCCCCATTCAGGGATGCCGTCCTGCAGACCGACGTAATCCATGTAGTGCGAGTTCATCGCCGCCAGCTCGGTCGCCCCCTTGTAGACGGTGCGGCGATACGCGGCCTTCCGACGCCTGCGTGCTGCTAGACGCCATGCCTGCGTGCGGCCTGTCACACCGGGGGCAGTGATCTTCTCGACACGCAGGCCCTTATCTCCGGGCAGCCGATAGGATTCGGTCATCATGCGGCCGGTGATGCGGTCTTTGTATTCGATATCCACGCCGTCGATGTCGTCCGGCATGATCGTCTCTGTCGTCTCGATCAGCGGGGTAACCAGCTCCTGCGGGCTGTACACCCGCGGCGGCGTGCCCATGCGGTAGGCATCTCTCGCAGCGCTGATCAGACCGCGTCGAATCGTCAGTTCGGCGAAACCGGCCTGCAGACAGTAGCCAGCTATGGTCTTGAGCGTCGAAGTAGTATCGATACTCAAGTCGAACGTGTCCCCTCTATCGTGCCAGATCCGGTGCAGCGCACGGAGGTGATCCATGTCGATCAGTTCACGCCCGTAGCCGACCGACTCCATCATGTAGACGAAGAACGGCGCTATGTCGCGGGTCGGCTCCAGGACCTCCGGATCGTCCAGCGTTGGCAGCATGCGCACGGGACGAACCGAGATCTTGTTCTCGACCTGCCCAGACACTTTGTCGCCGGTGCGCATACGCACATGCATCAGTGTTATGCCGGGATAGGACGTGGGAGCGCCGACGATCCGGGAACGCAGCCCCGCCCACTGGTGCTTGTCGATCTTCCTCGAGTCTGTGCTGGGAGCGCGGGAGGCGCCGACTCGGACCTCTACCCTCATCGGGCGCGGCAAGTTCACGCGGATAGTGAACCCGATCTGGTCAGGCGTGGCGTCGGAAAAGTAGTACGGGGCACTCTGCCACTCGGTAGTGCCCAGCTCCCGCCATTGAATCTGGCCATCGACTGACCTCCCCCGCACTTTGCCCTTCTTGTTGTAGGAGATGAGGCCGTTCGGGAAGAAGATGTCGACCTCGAAGGCATCTGCCAGCTTGCCAGGCGGAACCGCGGTAAAGGGTCCTGTCCAGCCGCCCGACAGTGACTCTCGATCCGCCTGGACTGTAGAGGTAGCGCCGGAAACGCTGGCAGGGAACCCAGGCCAAAACTCGACACCAGGCGGGCTGACGGTGATGGTGTTGCCGCTGATCGACAGCACCTCATAGAGCATACCCACGCGTCCAGCGGCGATCACCTCAGTTCCGGTGCCGAAGTCGGCCCCGCTCACCACATAGCGCGTAGGGACGGCGGGGGTCGCGGCAACGCCTGGGGTGATGGTCGGGGTGCCCAAGAGGTCAGCCACGTCGCCCGAGGCTGTGATGCTGCCGCCGGTAAGCGGCCCTACCTGATACAGTTCCAGAACGGCACCCTCGGCCCGCGCCTGAATGGGGGAGCCGTTCAGCTGGCTGTTCAACACAGCGATCAGCTCGGCGAGTCCGGCCACGTCGGTTGTCAGCAGCACGGTGTAATCGCGACCACCGAACGTCAGAACTAGCGTGGCGGGGGTGGCGCCAAAGTCGTACCGGGCAGGTGGCGCCGAACCGGTCAGGCGTGCCGGCGAGCCGGGGCTGCCCCCAGCCGGAGGCAGAATTGCGGAAATGACGTACTCCCCCTCCCGTTCTCCCGTCAGCTCGATCTCATCGCCTGGGGCCAGTTCCAGGGAATCCAGCAGCTCTGACGATATCGCATTGCCGTGGAATGTGACCGGGTGCTCCGCTTCGACCCGCACCATTATACCGGGTTCCCACGAGGGCGGGACGGGGTCTGACCCGGTAATCGAGTTGCCCGCGAACGTCAGCTCCGTAAGCCATGGTATCTGTATATCGGCGCTACCAGCCAGCCCCAGCGTCAGGCCCGTGCCGCCCATGTTAGTAAAACCGACCTCCTCGGGGGTGTGCCACCACTCATTGTAGGGCGCTGGGATCGTTTCGCCCGGCTCGAAAAAGCGCAGCTCCAGATCATCCCCCAGCGCGGTGGCGGGAGTGTCCCCCACAAAAACCAGGTTCGGCGCTTTCTGATAGTAGCCCACCCCGATGCAGAGAAGAGCATCAACCCACTGCTGGCGTTTATTCACATAGTACCGGCGGGGCGGAACGATGTAGTCTGGGTGCACCAGCGGGGAGCCAGCGATCTCGGGGATGGGATCGCCCCAGCGAACCTTGTTAGCGAGCAGACCAGGACCTTCCAGTGTGCTACCTTGCCGCTGAGCACGTGGCTGCTCGGGCCTGATCAACGTCGCCATCACCGCTGCTGCCACCGCCAGACCGATTACCGCGGCTACCACGACGCCCTTGGGCTCCAGGTACAGGTCGAGCTGGTCATCGGGGCCGAAGAACGTCAGCTCCCACTCGGTGTGCTCGACCAGTCGACCGTTGAGCCACGCCGTCGGGTGCTTGTCTGTTTTCTCAGGGGCATAACCGGGAGCAACCGACCTGATCCACTCGGCAATGCTCATGCGCTCGGTTGTCTCGTGCGTTTCGAGCGGCTCGCCCTCAAGTCTGCTCGGATAAATCCGGATCGTCATAGAATTTCAGCACCCGCAGCTTGTGAATTTCTCGAAACCGGTAAAGGGGGATCAGCCTTGCATTTTGGCCGGGGTTTATTTCAAGGACGTGGAGCCCCAGGCCCGTCTGGTTGATGTCATGCACCACGAGGCCGACATGCATACAGTGTCCTGACCGCCAACGGAGGACTGCTACCACGCATCCCGGCACCGGCTCCGGTATCTCGACCATCTCCGCGATCTGCTCGCGGTAACGGGCAGTGAACCCCTCCGGGTCATGTTGGTACTCACCGGCGCGACTGGCCAGCAGTTTTCGACCGTACAGTTCCACACGGGCCGCGCGAGCCAGCCCCCAGCAGTCATAAAACACTTGCCCGTCGACTACCTCGCCCCTAGCGCCGTCTTTGTAAACTGCCGTCAAGTACCGCTCAATCATTGCGAGAACTCCAGGCACGGGGCCGTGTTGCTATCGTACACCATTCTCGGCCAGCGCATGTCGATCAGGTCGAACAGCCCGGCAGTCACCTCGATATGATCCATCTGCGCGGTATACCGGCGAGCGATCAGGTAGAGCGGCGGCTCTGCCGGCTCCGACAGGTCACTATACAGATAACACCGATAGATCACACGGACAACAGCCTGTGCCTCCTGCGCCTGCCGCACCAGCCGGGTTGCCTCTGGACGCACCCCGTCAAGCGCGAACGTCAGGTCCTGCGCCCCGGTGGTGTCCCGTTTTGGCAGCGCTATCGCCATGCCAGTCGCCCGGGCCAGCAACTCCCGCCCATCCTCCGTGGTGATAGTGTGGTCCTGATAATCCTTCACCAGCACGATAGGGTCGCTACTCCAAGCTGTGGAGGTCAGCTCTAACGTGTGCAGAATCACGTCCCCGCCCTGTGCGTACACTTGCGCAAGTAATGACATGCTTACCTCCCTTGTGGCTGCAGGCCGAACTTGCTCTGTACCGCGCTCGCCGTGCGACCACCGGAAGTAAAATCGGCGATCCAAATGTCAATGACGTCTGCGCCATCCTGCCCAGTGGACTGCTCCACTTGTGTGCCAGGCGGGGCGTTGTGGACGTTGACGACTAAGTTAGTGCCAACGTTGTTCGATGGCCGCGATGGGAACGGGATCACGTTAGGCGGTAGCGCTTGCACCCGCTCCATAACCGCGTCGAGCGTGCGGTCCAGTTTCGCGCTAGTCTCGGCAGTCGTGACGCGCTCTCCCTTTTTCAAGTACCATGTGCCATCCTCGGGAACCGACATGATGCCGTCGTGCGCCTGGCCCTGAATCGCTGCCACGTTCGCCATACCGGCCGCAATAGCTGCGCTAGCAGCTGCCACACCGAGGGCCGGGCCGACAACGGGAATGCCTGCCATAGCTGCATAAGCGGCGGTAGCTGCTCGGTAGGTGTTGATAGTGGCCTCAGCGATAGCGGCTGCCTTGCCGATTGCCCGCGCCTTGGAGCTTTCGCTTTTCTGGAGCGCGGACATTTGTCTGAAAAAGTCACCGGCCAGACCCAGCGATGCCATTTGCCGGGCCTTCTCAATCTCCGCTAGCTTGGCCTCATGCTCCCGCTTAAGCGCTTCCTCCTGTGCGTCCCACTGAGCATTCAGGTCAGCTCGTTCCGCGCGGAACTTGTTCAGCATCTCCAGTTGGGCGTCATACCACGCCTGGAGCTGTTCCTGCGCTTTGTCGATTCTCAGCAGTTCGCCATACGCCCCGCCGACTTCTGGGGCAAGGCCGCCGAACTCTGGTGCCGCTGTGAAAGCTGCTTCTGCCACCCGGCGGACCATTTCTGCGTATTCGTCGCTGGCAATGCGCGTTGACGCGGCCATAGCGTCCAGCACAGCAATGCGCTCACGGAACTCATCGGTCAACCTTTCTTCTTCCGTGCGCAGGTCTCTCACCAGCCGCCGATAGGCTTCTTCCTCCGCTTTTGCCTTTTCCAGCCCCGCTATGGTGTCGAGAAGACTTTGGGCATATTCCAGTTGCGCGGCTGTTGCGCCCTGCATCGCGAGGTCGTAAAGCTTAACCTCCTCGGCAGTCATGCCCCACGTTGCGACGGCACGTTCAAGGGCCGACAGCTCGTTGCGGATATTCTCAAGGCGCTTCTTTTCGGCTTCTGCCGCTGCCTTCTGCGCGTCGGTCAGCTCGACTGTCTCGTTTGCTAGGTTGCTGACTTCGCCCGCAAGGTCGCTTATGCCGGAGCTGGCCTCCTTTGCCTGCTTGCCCACATTGGCAAACATCTCGGCATAGATATTGTTGACGAATTCCACTTCAGCAGCGGTCTCGGCGCGGATTTGCTCGAGCGTAGCCTTGTGCTCGGCAGCGATCGCGCCACGGATACCAGCAAACTCGGTCTTGATGCTGTCAGCCAACCCCTCGAATCCGAGGAACTTCAGCGTGTCGCGCCCGAGCCCTGACATCCACTCAAGAAAGTCGGCGATAGAGCCACGGATAGCGTCGATCGGGTTCGTAACGGCGAACTTGATCCTCTCGCCCAACTCACGGAAGAAGCCGCCGATCCGGATGGCCATCGTGTGCAGGCCACCCATCAGAGCAATCCCTGCTTTCTCTACGACCTCGAACTGTTCGCGTAGGTAGGTGCCGATCTGCCAACCAGCAAACGCCGCTCCGACCGCCCCAAGCGCGGTGTTCATACTCCACAGCCGCGCCGTGGTGACAGCTACCTGGGAGCTGAACGCCGCAAGCACACCTTGGTATGCGGTTGTTGCGGCGGCAGCGGCAGCCTTAGCGACGGGAATGGCGCGAACGGCAACAACGTAGGCCGCAGCTATCTTCGCTCCCGTGGTCAGCGCCCTAATATACGGACCCCAGTCGGTATCACGGATGGCGTCAGCAATCTTAACCAAGCGCTCTGCAAACTCCTGGCTGATCCCGTTCGCCTGGTCATAGACGCCCACGGCCTGCAATATGGAATTACGAAGCAGCAGGAAGCCGTCACTGATGGTGGCGGGCATGGATTCTGCTGTCTGCTCCAGCATCTCCATGTTTTTGACCAGGGCATTGAATATCACGTCAGCAGTGATGCGCCCTTCTTTCGCCACCTCCCGTAGCTGCGTGACATTGACGCCCAATTCTTCGGCCAGCAGGCTAGCAATCGTGCTGCCGTAGTTCAGGACGTTCTGCAATTCCTGCCCGCGCAGCGACCCTTCTGCCATTGCGCGGTTCAAACTGTCCTGCACCATCTGGGCCTGGTGCCCTTTAGCGCCCGACACAACGAGGGCATTGTTCAGTGCGGAGGTGTAGTCGAGTTGCTGCTTTGTGGACTTACCCAACGCGGAGAGGATAAAGGCGTTCTGCGCGAAACCCTGTGCTGTTAACTCAAGACTAGAGTACGTGGTCCGAGCGATATCCGCCAACCGCTTCATCACCGCAACAGCATCGTCCTGCGCGCTGACGTTGACGCGCACAAGGCTGGTCATATCGGACCACGAGTCGGCGTATTGGGCGAGCGCTCGGACGCTAAAGACGGCGGCGAGGCTAGTGGCTACGGGTTTGATGGCGGATGCCAGGGCTCTTATTGATCGGGCGGCGCGGTCGCTTTCGCGCGTTACTTCGGAGAGGGATCTGCTACTAGACTTGGAGGTCCGGTCGAGCTGCCCGGATGCAGTTTCAGCGTTCTTTGCGCTGTCGGCGAGTCGACCGAGCGAGGACGAAGCGCGGTCGATGTTGTCTATCCCATCTACGCGCAAACCAAGGGCGGCTGCTTCCACTACTTATTACCCCTCTGATCAGCATATCGGGCCTCTACAGCCTCAAGATACGCCCTGTCCATAGTCTTAATTATCCGATGAAAATCGGAGAAACGCCCGAATCCCTCACGATCGTAATACTGCCTAATTGCAGTCCATGGGATAGGACAGCCTGCCTGCCGTTCGCCGCTCAAGTCCCAGAAGGCCTCCCAGTAGAACAACTCTACGTCATGCAGTTCTGGCGGGATGAGCCCCTGCGGAACCTCTACCCCAAAGTGCCGATAAGCCGCAATCAGCTTACCGGCATCTGGGTTAGCGACTGCCCATCGGAGGCAGGCAATTAGTTTTTTGCCACCCCCTCCACGTAGGCATTAGCATTTCTGTCGAGGGACATAGCGGCATTCAAAACCAACATCGTGAAGCGTTCACCCCCGCGGCTCATAATGTATTGCCGCGCCCGCTCTTTGGAATACTCTAGCGGCTCGCCGTTGTGCGTGATGCCCCGCCAGTCTCTGAGCACTTCCTCGACTAGCACTTCTTTTGTAATTTCGGCCAACTGGTCATCACTAAGCGGTTGGCCTTTGTTCTTGGCGCGGGCTTGCGCCTGCTTCTGTTTGATCAGTTTTCGGGCACCTTCGGCCTGCATGCCAGTGACCAAAAACTCTACGCCGGGGGCTTCGTCACCGGCAGGCACCCACTCGCCTTTGTCGATGATGTTGAGGGCTTCGTCAGACAGTACAAGGTCATTAATATCCATGATTCTATACCTCGGTTCATGCGAGCATCGGGGCGGTTCACCGCCCCTAGCCCTATTCTCTGTCCAGGTGACCG